CTTTGTGATTTAACTGTAGCCTCTTCAATATGCTCTACTGATTCGCCACGCATCTTCTTTGCCTTTTCATCATCAGCATCTACATCACCGTCTTTATCAACATCATCAGCTTTATTATAACCATCATCACCAACTTTAATTAGGCGACGTACTTTACGACCAGATGCAGAGACCTTGAAATCTCCGGTAGCAATCATTCGAGCTTCTAAAAAATCTTTTAAAGTCTTCATATTAATCTCCGAATGCAACTGATACAGCTTTCACAGCTGATGCTGCTGCAATAGTCTCTGCTACTTGTTTACGAATAAAGACTGTATCACCAGCTTTAACTGTACATGTACCAGTTGTGGTATCATCTAGCTTAACAGTAATTAATACTGCACCAGCAGTATCATTGTAAATGCGAACCAACTGAGCACCGCTTAAAGTAGTTGCTGTTGATAATGCTGCTTCAGTGCTTAAAAGTTTGAGGATTCTTTCGCTCATTTTATTTCCTATCGAATGTTGATAAGTCTTCTTTAAATGACTTAATAGTTAATCTTTTTTTGTCTTTAGGTTGTTTGCTTTTAGTAGCAGTGCCTTTAGCAATCCACCCGTATTCGTTTAACATCTTATTAATGACTGCTTCTTCTACTTTAATAATATCTTTCAGCCATTTTCTTTGTTTTTCGCCGTCATATGTTTCAATGATTACATAGTTGGATCCAAGTCTTTGGATCTGGCCGATCTGCTTAGTGTCTTTAACTTCTACTACATCACCGGTTTTAAAAAGCTCGCCGTTAACATAAGCTTCACGTTCTTTAGATAATGTTGGTAACTGTATGTGTTGTCTAAAATTATATGTTTCTTTTAATCCTAGGCCTGAACGAACAGCATTAAATAGTTTATGACCTTCTTTTAATGTCGAAGGTAAACTCTTAACAAACAATTCAAAGTTATTATCTTTAGCAGCTTCAATTATTTTAGGTTCAATATCATGTGTATCAACAGAGATAAAGTCTATTGACTTAAAATTATATCGAGATCTATTATGTTTGTTAACTTCTTCTTTCAATTCTTTAGGAATATTAGGCATTACTAAATCGACTTTAGTATAACCTTGTTCGTATAAAGAATCTAGTGCATCATATAAATCTACTATCTTTGAATCACTAATTATAGAACGTGCATGACGAGGGAATATCTTACGCATGAACTTAACTTTTGTATTGTACTCTAATGGAGAGTGCTCGTCACATTCTTGCGATGTATAAATCCTGTATGGTCCACCTTCAGCAGACTCATGTACTTTATTAATTAGCTTTTCATTCTCAATGTTTGGTGGGTTGAAATGACCAAATGTCAATACAACTTTACCACTAGTTTCTTTAAGGTATTCCTTAAACTGTTTCATAATTAAAATCCTACTTGACTCTTACTATCAAATTTTGGTAGTTTTCTATTCTTAGATTTTCTCGCTATGTCTTCTTGTCTAACACGGCGTATTAATTTTTGAGATATACGATTGACAGCATTCTTCATGCGGCCTAATTTTATATCCACTTGTTTTCTTTGTGCGATGGGAATTTCAGATCTAGAGCGACCTTGATAAAGGCGTCTTATTAAGAGGTTTCTTGCCCTCTGTTTTGATCTAAGTTTTAATCGTTCAGGACTAGCGAACCTACGTTGCTGTACTTTACGAGCCATGGCAATGCGAGCACCACGGCGAATGAATTGTTGTTTTCTTTTGATTCGAGCCGATGTATCTAAAACTTCATTGAGCTCAGATACTTCTTCATCTGTCAGTTGCACAGACTCAAGTTCTAGGTCGAATTCTTGCGAATATTCTTTAAACTTTAACATATTTTCCCATTAACCACGTGTGATAATAATCGAATTGAACATCTTACGAAGCGGTCCCAGTTAACAGCTTCTATTTCAATTCCATCAAATTTAATAACTGGTTCACTCTTATTTATAATAGTTTAGGTTACAACACTAATCTATTTCATCATCATCTTGATCAAACTCTTGCTGACCCTCTGATGTCAATATAGTCATCCTATGTGATTCTGGGGAAAGACCAACTATCCTGTCTGCTAAGTCTAAATACTCTTCTTCTCTCATGCTACAGTACGTAACTTTAGTAGAATAGTACTTCCTAGTGTTGGTCCTTTTAGTTGGACCTTTCTTAGGCTTAACTAATTCTTCATACTCTAATTCATACCAACCAGTGCGCTGCTTCTTTTTGCGCTGGAGTTTTGTAGACATGATATTACTTTCAGTTAATCGTTATGACCCATACCCTTGCGTACATCATGCATTAATTCATGTGCATGTTCATCTGATACATGTGCTGGTATACCAGCTCTAAACTTCTTAAAGTCTTTCTTGGCAGCATGAGCACGCATCTTAGTACCTGATATGCCTTTATCACCTTCTGCATCAGGATCTCGCGTACCCGCTGAGTGTACCGATATCTTCTTAAAATGGAATGGTACATGACCTTCTTTGGTTGGTTTTCCGTTTAATTCTTTAAACTTCTTTTTGTATTCGGCAACACGATCTGAGCCAGCAACTACATGTAGGTGTGTTACACCTTTCTTGTGTAGCTCAGCAGCATGTGAGAACAGTGTAGGATTTTCCTTTGATGATGAACGGATGTTTGCGCCAGGCGCATAACGTTTAAGGTGTTTAACCTTCTGTTCACCGGATAGTGGATTCTTTTTAGAATCTTGAGAATGTGATACGATCATGTGATGCTCACCTCCATGTTTCTTAGCAACTTCTTGCACCTTATTGATTACTTTAAGATGACCAGAGGTTGGAGGATTCATGCGACCGTAAGCAAGAGTTGCATGTTTGGCTTCAGCTTCTTCCTTGAGGAAGTTTGAAAAGGTTTGCATTATTTGTCCTTAGCAAATCTTGGATTGTTTAAGATAGCATTAGAAACTTTTACGGGAACAAGCTTCGAAACTGGTCTTAATTTTCCATTGTGTTTTTTCTGTAATACTATACCTTCTCCCGGAGATTTCTTACCATCGATAGATGTTTCCATATCAGGATGAGTTACACCTTTCAATACGTGTTCAGTAGCTTGACCTAAGTGGTGACGAATATCTAATGAACGTTGGAAATGTTGTTTATGTGCATCGACATGACTAGATAATGCATTAAACTTTGACATAGCCTTTTCTTTACCAACAGCAGTCTTTAATTTACCAGCTGCCTTTTCTCCTTCGCCAGCCAAATGCTTTTTATATCCAGCAATTGAAGGTGCTTCACCTCTTCGTGTAGTTCTATTCAAGTATATAGTAAAATTATTAGTATGTTCTGGTGTTAAGTGATGAGTTGAATGTGTATCCATTAATTTTTTAGCAGCAGTCAAATGATGTTCTACGTGTGCTTGATCTTCAGCTGTATATGGATGATCTTTGTGAGAGAAAGAATATGATGGGACAAACACATTATTACTCTTCTTAACCGCTCCTTTTGATGGAGCATGAGCGATACCTTTAGTTATTTCAGTATGTATAGCCAATCCAATAGGAGCTTTCGTCTTTGCTTTATATGTGATCCTGTTTGGAGTTGTTGTGGTAGTATCTTTAGTTTGTTTGGTAGTTTCATCTTTTGGTGTATGCAATAAGTCACCTTGGATGTGATGTCCTTTACTGACGATCTCATGACCGTGTTTCAACAAGTGTTTTAATGCATGTGCATATTGTGGTTGATGACCAAAATGTTGGTCTACTTCTGCAGGAGTTCTTGCAATGACGCCTCTTGCAATCCTATGTTTATCTGATACACCTACACCCTTAGCATCATGGATTACATGTACAGATGAACCACCATCGGTTTTCAACGAAGCTGATACTTCGCTCTTCTCGCCTTTGCGAAGCTTATGAAACTGATGTATTAGATTGATTGCTGCGTTACCATATCGTGAGTCTTCGTGAGGTAAATCTTTTGTGTGTGTGAGATGACCAAGCATCTCATCATCAACTGATGTGGCTTCAAACAAGAAATCTTTAAAACTAATCATTAGCAATTCCACTTTCTTAATGCCAAAGCTTTTCTAGTTGGTCTACCCTTTTCATCCTTCATTGGACCATCAACTCCGCTCATACGAGCACAGAATGATTTACGACGTTTAGCAGCTTTACTTCCTGGTTTTAATTTAGATGGTTTAGTTGTTACTGCAGTCTGTAATTTACTGCCAGGATTTTCTCTCTTATAAGCATCAACACCTTTCTGTGTTAATCCGCCAGTAGATGACTTATGTCCTTTAGCATCAATAGCATATTCTTTGATGTCTTCTTTATCGTCTTGTCCAGGAGTATCTTTCTTATAGCGCTTCGTAAGTTTGGTTGTTCCCCATTCTCCTGCGCCATGTTCTTCTTCTAAGTATTGTTTGAAAGTTATCATATCTCTGTCGCATTCTTATTTGAAATTGCTGTTAATTTAGCCACGATAAAAAATCTACCGCCTCTAACTCCGAATTGTGTCTTTGCTTGTTCTGGTCTAATATAATAATATGGTTCGTAATCACCCGTTGGTTCTTTACCATGAAATACTGTATGACTACTGGTAATGGTGTAAACACCTCCAGAACCCTTTTTAAAATCTAATACTCCTTGATACAGCACATTAATATTTTGTCTAGAATCCGGTCCTGAAGTTTTAAAGTCTTTACCGAAAAGAGTTTTCATACGCGTACGTTTGTCTTTAACTTTTCTATAATACGCGGTCTTCATAGGTAAAATTCCTGCGGAACCATTACTTGATAATATATTCTTTACATCTTTCACAAATATATCTAGCTCTTCTGATGGAGACAACTCAATCATACCACCGTACTGTTGGAAATCTTTTGCACGTGTTCCCTTTTTATGAGAGATCCATGCAACCTCTTTACCTTTAGGATCTAATATATGAAAGTCGCTCTTAGGAGTTCCATCAGTTTTTTGAAAATTGGAACATTGAACTACTTTACCATTTATATCAACTTTAATAAATGGTTTATTCTCTTTAACTAACAATGCTTGTAGCTTTGCTTGAATATCAGTTAATGCTATTGACTCAGCTACTGTACCAGATCCAGCACCTTTACCGCCAAATTCTGCAGTCTTTGCAAGATCTGATATCTTGTATTCTTTATTTGTGGTACTCTTCAAACGAATCGCGTTTAATAAATCATTACTACCTTGTTTTAAACCTTGAGCAATAGCTCCAAGGATAGCACTATCATTTTTAAACTTCACAACTTCACCAGAAAATAAAACGAAATCTTGGCCTTCTTCTATTTTCTTAATTAATGTTGGTCCTCTGCCTTCTCGCCCAGGTTTTAATAGTTCACTGGGTGTAAGTTTCTTATATTGATTTTGTGCCACAACCCTGCTCCATGTTACTGTTGCTCTAAATGGCAACTGACATATACAGGATCTATTTATATAAAAAAGAGGGGGCATGGAGCCCCCTTAAAGTACTACATTATGACACTACTTAACTATTCTTTACATACATCTCATATAGGGGATCTTCAAGTTCTCTCGCTTCTATCTCCCAAGGAGAATAATAATGATCTCCTTTATATGCTTTATTGTCGATGCGACCAGTAATCATCTGCCAAACATGAACCAATTCATGAGCTAAGCACTTGATAGCATGATCCAATCCTCTGTCTCCTCTGATCTCTACCATGATCTCTTTAGGTTTACCATTGGCATGATCCTCTGTGCATAGACAATAACCATCGACGTGGTCCTTCAAACCTTTGCCTCGTACAGATACTTCAATATAGACTTTACGATCCTTTGGACCTAACAACTCATTTAGAAAAAGTGAAGCTGCGCTGTACAACTCTTCGCGCTTTGCAGCGGTAAGATATCTCGATTGCTTTATATAAACCACCACACTATCCACCTTTCTTAATTATCATAATCTGGACCATAAAAACGAGGATCTGCAAGTTGCATTAAGTCTTTTTCAACATCCTCTACCATATCCAATGGGACATTCATCATTGCTGCAATAGTCAAAGGTTTATAACCTTGACGCAAGTGATCTTCAATATCCATGGCAAGTTCCTTCATGCGACTCATGCTTTTCCTTTCTTAAAGTTATTGCTAATCAAATTGGCATTACGTGCACCGATCTTCCATATAGTTCCTGTGCGATTAGGAAATGTCCGCTGTGCTGCCTTAATTTTACGTGGTTCACATACTGTAAACTTCACGCCATCAACGATGGTTACTGTGTCATTATATCTCATTATCGCACATTCGCAATATAAACATCAAAATGAGTGGCATGTTTCTGTGGTAAGTATGCATCATAAGCACTGTTATGACGACCACCATATCGTAGGTTTGCATGTACACGACGTGGTCCACGTCCCATCAAACGAACACGTAGACGACTTGGCTTTTTAGGTAATGGTTCACCACGATATTCAGCGGTACGACACGCGTATTTGTAAGACTGAGCATTATTTAAGTTGATAGCTTTCACTGTCTTCTTAACAATGTCGATCTGTTGCATGTCAGCAACTGACTGAGGATCAGCGGTAAAAACATAAGAATCTGCACGTTTAGTTTTTGACATATTAAGCTGCCTTTCTTTCTTGATCCATCATGTCGAACATGATCTTTTTCGCAATGTTGATATATTGACGTGCTTGATTTGCACGTTGTGGAGAAACCCAACCATCATCATTGAATTCTGCATCAATAACATGTTGAGCATCGCTTAACAGACCAGCTGCAAACATCATCTCTGTACCGGGGAAAGCTTGTTGCTTAACCATTTGATTTACTTCTGCTGCTGTCATACCGTATGCTTGTTTTTCCCAAGCTAATTTTTCTGTGTGTGTCATAATGTTTTCCTTTTTTCAATTTATGGATCCATTATACCCTGAAACCCGCAGTTTGTACATAGGCCCCCCTAAAAAAATTATTTGCTAATAAAATCATAGACTTGCACGGACGGCTCGTCATCTGGGAGCATTTCATACCATGAAAAACAGGACCTTTAGGGGGTCCTGTCATAAGTCTATGATTTCATTAGCTTTTTTCGAACACACCAGGAGCTCCCAGATGTGTCAATCTTTGGAGACCAATGTATCCATCAAAGGGAAGATCTTTGAGATGACCTGAGCACATCCTCGAGCTACTTCCATATGCTCCAGTTGAGTACCATGACCACTACGCAGTTCAATGAAGTGTACCCATGAACGTAATGTGCCGTTCATATACAACCTGCTGACAGTCAAACCTTCTGGTAACACTGCACGTGCTTGTTCTTTAGCGATACCATTGTTGATTGCCCAATCGTATGCGTGTTCAGCAGCAGATATAACTTCTTGTTGCTTCCACTTCCATTGTTCCATCAAGTTCTGTTCAGTAAGTGTAAGTCCACTAAGCTTCACACTGTTTTGTCTATTAGTGGGATCCTGCTTTCGTGCTTCTCTAAGTACAAACGACAAGTCTTTAGTAGGATCAGCATATCGTTGACTGAATTCTTGGAAGCTGAAGCTTCTATGTCTAAGGATTTGTCTTGCGATGTCTCTTGTTGTGGTGATTTCCATGCATGCTGAGACCATTTCGAGTGGTGACCAGTGCTGGTGTTTGATGAGGTATGAGATGAGTTTTGCTGATGATTCTGTGTTAAGTTGGTTGCTTGGATTGGAGACACGGGCACAATACGCAATGAGTTCCTGCGCATCTTCGATACCCACAGATCTAAATGATTCGGTTGGTTGTGAATAGGAAACAAGTTTAATCTCCATGATAGTGATATTTCTCCGGGTCGTCGTATTTTTTAATCTCTAGTACTTCTCCGGTTGGTATTTTATTGATGCAAAAATCTGTAGCTTCATGTAAAGTCTTAAACCATTTGAATTGTACTGTAGAACCGTTTATATAATAAGTTACTTTATACATTAGTGAACCTGTACTGTTTCTTGTTTATCATTTAGTGCTGTGAAATCCATGTTTGTAACACTCACCAATAAGTCCATAAAATCATTCATAGTTTGTGTTGAAACATTTAAGTGAGTCAACCTTGCTATCATGACCGATGAGAACATGAGTGGAGATATCTTATATTCCATACAAAGCCTGTGCATGATGTCATCTACTTCATAACTAAGTTTTTCTAGATCTTCATCCTTAATCATATTTAAATGCTCCAAAATCTTTCTTACCTTCTCTATCACCAAAGGTGTTTAATGGTTTATCGTCTTCTTTGACGTGTGCTGCCTCACTAATTAGTGTCTGAGCACTTGCTTCTACATCATAAAGTTTCATTCTAGAACGATCTACTCCGACGATGAATCTTTTGTGGAACGTCGGGTCGTTGTACCTGTTCTTAAGCTGTTTAACCATAAGTTGGCCAAGTTTCTCAAGCTCTTCCGTCGAGATGACCGCAAACATAAGATCAGCTGTAGCCGGTAAACCAAAAGATTCACTTGTGTCCTCAAGACCCACATCCGTATTCGAGAAGCCCGACCTCGTTGTCTGTGTTGCTGATACGACTGGACAGTTGTTTTCGACAGCAAAGCCACGCATTTCTTCTGCGATCGATTTAATGTATGAGTAAGTATTAACCGATCCACCCAATCCACGAATCCTCGAGCTGGCGCAAATATTAAGATAGTCAACAAAGATGATATCGGGTTTAAAATTCTTTTTAAGTTTAAGTTCATTGATTAATGCTCTAAAGTGTCCGACATGAGCTGCACCAGTTGGATACTCTTTAATGATTAACTTACCAATATTCTTTTGTCCAATCTTTTGGATCTTTTGATCATATACTTGCTTTGGTAATTGCTCTAACTGGTCGATCGGGATATTCATGAGGTTTGCATCAATACGTTCAGCTATACGTTCCTCTGCCATTTCCATGGATATGTATAACACATTTTTACCTTGTACTAACGATGAACCAGCCATATGACACATGAATAAAGATTTACCAACACCCGTACCGGCTAAGATGATGTTTAACGTTTTGTTTGGAAGACCGCCTTTAGTGATCTTATTGAAGTAGTCAAGGTCGAACGGAAGCCTCGACTCAGTCCTATGATAAAAATCATAGCGCGCGTCAGAAGCGTCAATGTAGTCATGACCAACATTGGTATCAAAGCTAACAGATAGTGCTTTAGATAAGATATCGGGGATTGCATTATTAGAAAGGTCCTTGTGTTTACCATCTATGATTTGAATGGATTCCATGATAGCAAGATATATGGAACGTTCTTGACAAAACTTTTCTGTCTCATCTAATGCCCATTGAATATCAACAGGTTCAGCTTTGTATGCCTTATCAACGATATCCATCACATCGTTAGTGACATTTGGAATACGTTGTAACTCAATCTTCAATGCTGCTTCAGTTGGAACTTTATTGTATTTGTCAATAAAGTGATTTATTACTGCGAAGAGAAGTTTTTCTCCTCTTTCAAAGTATTCATCCTTTAGAAACGGTAGTGCACGTCTGGTGAATTCTTCATTCGTGCACAGTTGGTTCAGTATCAGTTGGCTTATCATTTTTTCCTAGTTTATATTTTCCAGTATCCATTGCATCTTCAATGATATGTGTTAAGATATCACCTAAGAGATTCATGAAGACTACATCTTCTTGTAATTCTTCTTGCGTCATCAACAGATCGTCTGGAATTTTAGAAATATTAAATTGAAATTTTAATTTTGCTGTATCTGTATCTTCTTTAACTTCTATGCGACCATACTTATAAATGATATCTTTATAGTCGCCTTCTTTGATCTTAACATACCAATCTTCATCACCTTTGTGTTCGACGAAGGTGTAACTATCTTTAGATATCTTCATCGCTCAACTCTTCTGCACGAGGTTCTTCAGCTCGATACATTTTACCACTACCAATTTGGTATGTGTCGGTGATATATTTTTGGAAGTCTGCGTCTTTTAATAGCGGTGTCCAGAATTCTTCAGTCAGCGTGTCTTTTTCCCGTACCTTTCCATCCAAGAACTCACCCGTGTTTCTGTCCACTTTTTGATACCACCCGTTAGAAGGTTTACCGACGAAACCACCAGCCAAAGCAATATCAAGCAACCCAGAATAACGCTGAATTCCACCTTCAAAAGAAACAGATAGAGGTATCTTAGACTTTTCTTTAACATAACGACTCTTCTCCACATTAATAATAAAGTGGTATCCCTTAATCTCTGTACCTTCTTTATCTTGTTGACGTCCTAAGATCCAAATTGTATCAGCTGAGTAGTAGATACCGGTGCCACCAGAAACTACTGCTTTCGGGAACATGCCGATTTCCATATACGTATGATTAACTGCAAGTAATGGTACATCCTTCATTGTTAAGTAAGGAGTGATCATACGGAATAAACCTTTAAGTGCTTTTGCACGTGACATATCTGCCACAGATTTTTCATTTAGTGCATCTTCCATTTCTTTCTTAGACGCTAAGTTACCTACTGAATCGATGACGATGATAACTTTTTCGCCACGTTCTAAGTTGTTTAGTTGAGATACAACATCAAACTTAAGTTGTTCTACGTCTGTAATAGGAGTATGAAGTACACGAGACTTATCGATATTAAATGAATCGAAGTATGCTTGAGGAGTGCCAAACTCTGAGTCATAGAATAACATGACCGCATCTTTATACTTATCCATGTATGCTTTAGCCATTAGTAAGCTAAATGCTGTCTTAAAGTGTTTAGATGGACCTGCTAGTACTGTCAATCCTGGTGTCAAACCACCATCAAGCTTGCCGCTTAGTGCTACGTTAATCATAGGCACCGGTGTTGTAATCATATCCTTCTCACCAAAGAATTTGGAATCTTCCAGTGGTGAAGTAAATTCAATCTTTGAATTCTTCTTTAGTTTGTCCATTAAACCCATTGCATATTACTCCTATTTGTAATCATTGTATTATTATACCACATTTGCACTTGTTTGTACACTGTTTTTAAATGCTCTGTTACGTTTTAAATCTTCCATATCATGCCACTCTCTGTAGCTATTGATGTTGTCAATATCTACAGATTGCAAGTTGCGGTTAATATGTTCATCTGATCCGACGTTGATAAAGATTGCACCAGGTTTTGCATGTTCTACAAATAAATCCCATGCTTTTGCATCGTATGCCGCTGTAGATGGAAATGGCATCGCGTGATTGGTTTTATACGCTTGTAAAAATGGCATGGTTGCTGATACAACCTTTGCATCTCCGATTTCACCTTTATGGATATTACGAGCTACTGCAACACCATGTGCCTCTGCAGATGGCCAACCTATTTGTAGTGCACGCGTCATAGTTCCTGTTGAAACTGCACACCAAATTTGTGTAGGTTCTTTGCTCAGTTGTTTGGTTATTTTATTGGCCATATTAACAAGTCCTGCTGTAACCATTGGCATATCCTTTAAACCTAGTGGAAGATACTGCGCATTGTTTTCTTTTGCCCATTTCTTCGCGTACTGATTTAAAACTGGCATTGCAGCAATACGAACGAATCTCATATCTACATGCGGATACGAAAATAATGCACCTTGATGGTCAGATACTCGTTTAGATGATGGACAAAAGAATACAACTTTCTTATTATACATCTCAGCTAACATTGAGATTGCATCCATAGCATGTCCTTGTCGAGGTGCACAATAAGTTAGTGTATTGTATTTACTTTCAGCAATAACTCTTTCGCCACCAAAAGATTTCAATCCGCCTGGTGCAAGGTCTGCTCGAAGAATGTATTTATCACCGTATTGTTCTACTACTGGATCTGCAACCTTAGAAGTAAATGTTCCCCACATTTCTTTGTAGTATTCATTTGCTTCTTGTCGATCCATCCCCATTGGGATATCTTTATTACCAGTATCTTCTGTTATGCTAAACAAGTTTGACCCCAATCATTTCGTCTATAATATTGTGGAGAGATATGAACACTCGAACTGTTTTCCATATAAGTCTTTGCATACTTCTCACCATCCATCTTGTACCACTCTTCTGGTGGCATGATGACATTCACCTTTCTTTTATTTAGTCCTTCAATAATACGATATGTAAGAGCCAAACGAGCTAGTCTAGAACCAAAGAATGGAGTTCCTTTAAAGTAACCTGTCTTTGGTAACCTACGTTCTTCGTATTCAACTGGGACTGGAGTAGTAAATGATATATCACACTTATGTTCTTTTTGAATCCTGACTGCTTGTCTTACATATTCATCTAACATGTCATCTAAGTTAAAGTTCTCATGACGAAGGATGTGATGACGAACATCGATGGATCCATAGCAAAACGTTACATTGCCAAATGGTTTTAATCCTCTAAACTCTGTAATCAATCCGCGTTTAAGTGTACCATATAGTGTCTTACCATTTTCTCTTAAAACAATATCAGTGGTACGTGAGAATGCTGGAGTATGTGAATCTCCGACAGAGATACCATCGAACTTACTTGATACTCCCAACAAGTCTTCTTGTTTAAGAGATTGTACTTTTGATAAGCGTAAAGATAATGCATCACACCACTGTTCAGTGATACCTGTATATGTAGTCGGTGCACCAATACGCTTCTTAAGTTGTTCTCCCCAATCTGGCATATCAAAGTCCAATGATACTACATTAGGATGAGCAGCAACTCTATTGATACGATCGAAGATTTCTTTAGTTGCACCGCCAAATAAGTTTAGTGTACCACCAAAGTTTACACCATGCTCAATATAAACTGTAGTTGCATTGGCAATGTTTGGTGAACATGCATTGTCGATAGCAGCATCTAACTGATCTGACCATACCTGTGACCAACCTAGAACATGAGAGTTCTTAAGTTTAGGGATATTACTAATAGGATTTGTTAAGACGTTCATGTATCTTGTTTCTAAAATATTTTCTCCACAATGCAGATCTTATGATACTTACAACTGTAAAGATTAATGTTATATGAATACTATCCCAAATTGTTGGATGCAATCCAAACCATGGAAATATAATTATTTGTATTAATAAAGATAATATGAAACCACTTCCTACATCTATAAAGCTTTCAAAAAAGTGTGTTCTCATATTTTTTTCAAGCTAAATTCTTGTGGGAAAATCCATGTATATGGAATACGTTTAGTTGGTGATTTTACTCCATGACTAATAGCTATATGCTTATAAAAGAAACACGTCTTGTCTTCTACGTTCAATAGCTTTTGTACTGTCATTGGATTGCGAGAATCGTTGGCTAATGTATTCATCTGTTCTAGCCATATTATACCATACTTATTTGTTGCTGTAAACTCCCCATTCGGACCAATCTCATATTTAACTTTGCCGTTTAAATTTGGACCCCCGAATATTTGTTGCATACCATCGAAGTGACCTGTACCACCAAATAATACAGATTCTGGATCAACGAGATGAGGATATGCAAATGCCATATAACGCGCAGTATTCTTGCATGGATATAACGGGCTTCTAAATCCTTGGTGTTCTTTGAAGTATGCTTCTAAACGTTTAGCAAACTCCATCATTGTAAATGGACGTCCCATTTTTGCAGGTTCATCTAAGATAGTATGCATATCCTCTGCAGCTTTCATCGGACCATCTATCAACCAATCTTTTACGTTCGTACCTTTAGGATAGTAGATTTGGAATAGATCATTACGTGCATGACGTTGTGTCTTAAATCGTTCGCGTGTTAAGATGATACCATCATTCATCAATGATGTGAGTGTACCCCAATGTTCATTACTAAACGAGAATACGAGCGTATAGAATAAGCGTAACTTATTATCAGTGATTGGTTGCATAACATCTACGAATGGATGTTCATGCCAATGTAAACGATGAGAGAAGATCTGATAGTCTTCTTTCAATAGTTTATCTTCGCGCTTGTCGAATGCTTGGCACCACTCAAAGAACTTTTCGAATCGTTCTTCTTGTGTCCAATCTTTCATCCAACTTTCTGTTGGTTTACCATTTTTTAATACAACTTCAGATGTGCCATCATAGGTTATATTATTATATGGTTCGTCGATGAACTGTGTTAAATCGTTTTGCATAGTTCTTTATATTGTTCTACAGTTAAACCTGCTTGTTTAATAATAGCGTCATCTGATGGATGTGCTTTCATACCATTGAATGATTTCACCAATCCAAGCTTTAACATATTTTCTTGTCTACCAAATGGATGGTCCTTAATCTTACATGACGACCATACTGCATCGAAGTCTAAGTGATCGTAATCTGCACCGGGTCTAACATAGTTTTCAACCCAACGGATGAAGTCACAACATACGTCTTCAGCATTATATGGATATGACTTAACGTCTTCATAGATCTTCTCCATAACTTTATCTAAGAACTGGATTGGTTTCATCTTAGTAGTTGGTTTTGCTAAGTAAGAGATACATTCAACTGCATTAGTTCCATAGTAGAATGGAGATTCTTTATTAGTGTATTGTGGATACCAATCTGCGATGTCGGCAACTACTGCTGCATATTGGAAATGGTATTGACGAAGACCGTTATCTACGTTCCACTTTAACATGAAATCTCCGATCTCGCGAAGATCTCGCTTGCCACCTTGTTCTAAGAACTCTGCAAGTTCTCTAGCCAAACGTGGTGCATATTCACTTAGATAGTAATCACCACCTCGTTTGTAACTTGATCCTGCTGGTGGTTTAGGGAATGAAGGGAATTGATATCCTACAGATGTGTAGAATGGTTTAGGATGTTTGTTTACAATCTCAACCATTCCTTCAATCGTCTTAGCTTTATGAAGGTTGAATAGAAGTGTGTTATGGTATCCGCTAGGCTTAGTAGAATAATTAATAGCTGAACCACAAACACGATGTAAAATAAAAATGTAAAGCCATTCGGGAAGTTTAAAGTCTGCGTGCTTACCAGTCCAATCCTTAGCAACTACTTCTCGTTGCCTTGTAATTTTACCAGCTTCCATCTTTTTCCAATATGGATGTTCTTCTGTCCAACCGTAGAATACATCATTGACGATCTGAGAGAATCCAGCATACTTACGTTCTACTACATCATATAGTTCCACATGATGTAACAACTCGTCGTTCATATCTGATTCAGCATGAGACAACATTCCATAAGGTGCACTATCAGATACGTTGCACTTATTTTGTTGGTCTAATGCTAGATTAAAATAACGAATATACTCGTCATAGTACT